GAGGTAATAAATGCCATCACCGTCACGCTATTACAGTTCGAATGCTGCTAAAACAACCTTAGCGGATTCGATCTCCTCATCAGCAACCAGCTTAACGCTGTCTGCTGCATCTAATTTACCAGCACAATATCCTTACACATTGATCCTTGAAAAGGATACAGCCAATGAAGAGGTTGTTGAGGTAACCAGTCTTGTAGGTTCTTCCTACCAGATCACACGTAACATTGATTCATCTGGTGCTAAAGCACATGCTGTTGGTGCTAACGTCGAACACGGTGTATCGGCTAGAGACTTTACAGAATCAAGAGCACATGAAGTTGCAACCACTAGCGTTCATGGTATATCTGGAGATGTTGTTGGTACCAGTGGAGCACAAACATTAACAAGTAAAACTTTAACAACACCAACTATTAATGGTGCAACAATATCTGGAACCTTTACCTCTACTGCAACTATTAGCGGTGGAACTATTACTGGTGCAAGTATTACTGGTCTTGCCGAACCAACTGCAGCATCTTCTGCTGCTACTAGAAATTACATTGATACACAAACTACTAGTGCTGCAGCATCAGCCACGGCTGCTGCCACCTCTGCATCTAGTGCTTCAACTTCTGCCTCTAGCGCAGCAACCTCTGCAGCAAGTGCTGCAACTAGTGCTACCGCTGCAGCGACAAGTGCGTCTAGTGCATCTACTTCATCTTCTTCTGCAGCTGCTAGTGCTTCTTCTGCTGCAACTTCAGCATCTAGTGCTTTAACTTCAGCAAGTTCTGCATCAACTAGTGCTGCCTCAGCTTTAACATCACAAACATCTGCAGCAACTTCAGCAAGTAGTGCAGCAGCATCTGCAACCGCTGCAGCCACGTCTGCAACATCCGCTGCTGCAAGTGCAACAACTGCTGCTGCCTCCGTTGCAACTATTGCAAGTTATGCTACCGCTGCTGCATCTAGTGAAACCGCTGCTGCTTCTTCTGCTACGGCTGCTGCTACTAGTGCAGCATCCGCTGCAACATCTGCGTCATCGGCTGCTACTTCAGCCTCAACTATGGCAACTAGTGTTTCTTCAGCACAAACATCTGCATCTTCTGCTGCTACATCAGCAGCATCTGCTGCAACCAGCGCATCTTCGGCATTAACAAGTGCATCTAATGCAGCAGCATCTGATGTTTCTGCACAAAACTGGGCTACGCAACTTTCAACACCAGTTGCAGGTGGAGAGTATTCAGCCAAGTATCATGCTCAGGCTGCAGCAACGAGTGCATCTAGTGCGTCTACTTCGGCTTCTAGTGCAGCAACAAGCGCATCAAGTGCTGCTGCATCTTATGATGCTTTTGATGATAGGTATCTTGGATCTAAAGCATCTGATCCTAATTTGGACAATGATGGTAACGCATTACTAACTGGTGCTTTATATTTTAATACAGCTATTAGTGCATTAAAAGTTTACAGTGGAACTGCTTGGGGATTAGTAGCTCCTGATACAACTAACTTTATTGACAAAGCAATTCTTACCGCCAAAGGCAGTCTTATATCTGCAAGCGCAGGATCAACCCCAGTTGCACTTACTGCTGCTGCTACCAATGGTTACCTTCTTAGTATCAGTTCAGCAACCACTTCGGGTCTTGCTTGGACCGCACCACCAGTAGATATATTTTCACTTAACTTACAAACATTAACGTCTGATTATACAATTGACGCTGGTTACAATGCACACAGTGTTGGTCCTGTTACTATAGACACAGGGGTAACAATAACAATACCAAGTGGTGCCACTTGGTTAATTAATTAAGGAGAAATAAATGAGTCTATTAAAGACAGCGAGTATCCAACACCCAAGTGTTGGTACTCAATCCATAGTCATCAATGGGTCAACAGGAGAGGTTACTTTTCCTAATAATACAATAGGTGATGTAACAGCAGTAGCTGCAGGTACTGGTATTTCAGTTGCCTCAAGTTCTGGACCAGTTCCTACTGTTTCAATTGATACTTCCGTAACTGCCGATTTAACAACTGGTCAAACACTTACTAACAAAACTCTAACAAGTCCAGTAATCAATACTGCAACTTTTAAGGACGGAGTAGTAAAAGGTCTAGAAGAAGATGTAAATGTCGTTGCCTCTGCAGCAACTGGAACTATTAACTTTGATGTTGATACTGCTTCAGTTTGGTACTACACATCAGACGCAACAGCAAACCACACTCTTAATTTTAGATATTCAAGTAGCGTGTCTTTGAATACCGCTCTAGCAGTAGGAGATGCAATTACCCTTGTGTGGCTTAACACCAATGGAGCTACTGCTTACTATCCAAACGTAATTCAAATTGATGGTAACGCAGTAACCCCAAAAGTTCCTGCTGCTATCAGCTCAGGCAACGCATCTTCAATTGATGCTTACTCATTTACAATTATCAAGACAGCATCTGCTACATTTACAGTACTGGAAACTCAACAAAAGTTTGCTTAATATAAGGAGAAATTGAAATGCCAATTTTAGGTTCGCTTGCAGGCAATTCTGCCAGAGGTTTTGGTCGAGGTGTTGGAGGAGGTCTTGGACCATTAATTATTAATTATTTAGTTGTTGCTGGCGGTGGAGGAGCAGGTGGTGCCTATGCTGGCGGTGGTGGAGCAGGTGGATTAAGATCAACAGTTGATGCAACTGGTCGTGGTGGCGCATTAGAAAGCCCTATAACTTTAACAAACCTTACCAATTATACAGTAGTTGTTGGTGCTGGTGGACAAATGGGAGTTGCTGGTGAAGCTTTCCCAGGAAGCAATAGCAGCCTATCTGGAACTGGAATTACTACCATTACCTCATTAGGTGGTGGTAGAGCAGGTGTCCCTAACAGTGCTATTTATCTTGCTGGTGGAAATGGTGGCTCAGGTGGCGGTGGAACTGGTGCTAACTCTGGCGGACAAACTAAAGGTGTTGGAACTACTGGTCAAGGATACGACGGAGGCGTTGGACAAACATCTGCTACTTATGGCGGTGGTGGAGGTGGCGGTGCAGGCTCTGCTGGAGCAAATGGTACAAGTAGTGGTGGTGCTGGTGGAAACGGTGTAACAGTATCTATTACAGGAACTGCAACTGCATATGCAGGTGGTGGTGGCGGTGGTAGTGAATCAGGTTCAGGCACAAATGCTGGCGGTACTGGTGGCGGTGGAAATGGAACAAACACAAGCTCAACAGGTGGAGATGGTGGAGCAAATCTTGGTGGCGGTGGTGGTTCTGGTGGCAGAAGTGGCGGTCAAAACGGTGTGGGAGGAAAAGGTGGTAGTGGAATTGTAGTTCTTCGTTATTCTGGAACACAAAGGTGTATTGGAGGAACTGTAACTTCATCTGGTGGAAATACAATCCATACTTATAATGAGTCAGGTGGTTTCTATACTGGTTTACTTACCGCAAAAGCAACTGGTGGATTAATTTCTACCGATGGAACTTATTTTTATCATGTATTTAATTCTTCAGGAACATTTACACCAAGTCAATCTTTAACTGTTGATTCACTAGTTATTGCTGGTGGTGGTGGAGCAGGAGGATATGCAGGTGGTGGTGGAGGAGCGGGTGGATATCGCTCATTTACTAATCAATCTTTAAGTGCTACTGGTTACACAGTAACTGTTGGCGCAGGTGGTGATGGAGGTCAATATCCAGCTCGAGTAGTCGGATCAAGTGGTGGTAATTCATCATTTAATGGCAACAGTTCAACTGGTGGTGGGCGTGGTGCTTATTTAGCTGATGGTGCTTGGCTTGGTCCAGCACAAAGTGGAGGCTCAGGTGGTGGTGGAACAAGAAACGGTCAAGCTGCAGGTGCTGGAAACACAGGTGGCTATTCACCAGTAGAAGGTTATGGCGGTGGTAATGGTTTTGATGCTCCTTCCTATGCAGGTGGTGGCGGTGGTGGTGCTAGTGGTGCTGGAACTAGTGCAACTAGCAGTGCTGCTGGTAACGGTGGTCCAGGTTCTAACTCACATGCATCTTGGGCAACTGCAACTGGTACTGGCGTAAATGGATATTATGCTGGTGGTGGCGGTGCTTCTAAAGGTGATAGTGGAAATGAAGGGCAAGGTGGTTTAGGCGGTGGTGGTAATGGATCTGCCACACATGCAATAGGACGAAACGGAGTAACAAACACTGGTAGCGGTGGCGGTGGAGGAAACTACTACGAAGGCGGCTCACCTGCTGGAGATAGACAATCAGGCGGTAAAGGTGGCAGTGGTATAGTTATAATACGGTACGCCGTTTAACAGAGAGGTAATATGAAAAACAATATAAGTAAAATTAAAGAGACTAAACCAACCCAATGTTTTAGTTATGAGGTAAATATGTTAGTTCATATTATTGCTGACAATGAAGAAACAGCAAAATCTCAATTAGATGAAAAGGGCGGTATTATGACTAAAAGAGATGTAAAGTTAGTTAACACAACAGTTCTTTACGGAGAAGAAGGGAGTAAATAATATGGGTCATTATGCAAAAGTTGAAAATGGAATTGTGACAGAAGTAATTGTTGCCAGTGGTCCTGATTGGTGCGAGCAAAATTTAGGTGGGGAGTGGGTTCAAACTTCTTACAATACTTTTGCTGGAGTTCATTCAGGTGGTAAGTTTCCTATTCATAAAAATTTTGCAGGCATAGGATATACCTTTGATGGCATTGGTTTTGCAGCCCCTCAACCATATCCTTCCTGGACACTAGATAAAGATACATATTTGTGGCAACCCCCAACACCAGAACCAACTGATGGTAAATATTATAATTGGGATGAAGCAACTTTATCTTGGATTGAACAATAAATAATATAAATATTAATAGTTATTATAAACCCCGCTTAGGCGGGGTTTTTTATTTAAAGGAGAAATAAATGAACGCAAAGTTTCAAGCAGCAGCATTATCTTGGTTCCGTGCAGCAGCATCTGCTGCTGTCGCACTGTATCTAACAGGCGTAACAGATCCAAAAACACTAGGAGCAGCAGCATTAGCTGGATTCCTTGGACCAGTTCTTAAATGGTTAGATCCATCAGCAACTGAGTTTGGGCGTGGGTCAGAGTAATGTCTAGCAACGAATGGGCTGGTATCGCAGTAGCGGTAACCACAATAGTCGCCAGCTTTGCTGGCTCAGTTCGTTGGTTGGTGAAACATTACCTTGCTGAACTTAAGCCGAACTCTGGCACAAGCCTTCGTGACTCCGTCGATAGATTGGAAAAGCGAGTGGATAGTTTATTTGAATTAATAGCGGGAAAGAACAATGGATGAAACCTGTAATCAAGAAAGCCACACCTGCTGCCCTTGCTGTGCTACGCCAAGCGACAGCATTAAAACCAGCACGAAAGAAAGCCAGCGATGGTCTACTTCCATCTGCTGCTCATATAAAACAGAATCCTAACTCAGACCACAACACTGGATTAGCAGTTGATCTAACTCATGATCCAAAGAATGGTATTGATTGTGCTGAAATATTTGAAAAGTTAAAAGAAGATGAAAGAGTTTCTTATCTTATCTTTAATAAAAAAATATGGTCTCGTGCTAAAGCTAAGTCTGGCAACCGTGTTTATACTGGTAGTAACCCTCATAACAAGCATCTTCATATTTCTATCAATGCTAATAAGTCTAATGACACTAGCCCTTGGTTCTGGTGGATGAATCAACCAAAATTAATTAATCAAGTTAAAGCAGTTATTGCTGCTATACCAGTAAAGAAAGCTTATCCAGCAGAAGATACATCTAAATGCTGTCAGCACTGTCCGTCTAAGAAGTAAGGGTAAATCGTGGCAACGACCAACAAATATCTTAAAGGCGATTTACCTATTGCAATTAGCACCAACATTCCTACTGCGTTGGTTAGATACCAACGTGATGATTTTGCTGCTAGTTATGCCATAGGTAATACCCCCTGGCTATCAGCTGCATCTGACAACAACCGTATTAGTCGTATCACTACGACATACCAGAAGGAACGTATTGACCAAAGCGCAACTGCTGGTGAGCAGTCGCTATCTAACTGGTGGTTAAGATCTGCTACCTCATGGCACCATGGTGCGGGCGAAAGATTCTATGACGCTGAGTCATCTGATCTATTTAGATTCTATGAATCAAACAACGTAGATCCTTGGACTCTTGGTGAGCTTAGATTATTACCAGCAACTACACAGTTAAGTACATCAGCAGCAAGTCACCCAGCAACTGTATCAGGTGGTACATTTTTTATATCAGGCGGTAACGTAAATTTTTATAATGGAACTACAACTACATCAACCTCTTTGGGGACATCCACTACAGCACAATCATTAACATCAGATGGTACCTTTGCAATTGTTGGTGCTAGTGATGGCATCTATCAGGTAAGCACAGCCTTGGCTGTAAGTAAACTATGGAACAAGCCAAACGCAGTAACAACAATAACTGTTCAGGCAATTGGTTATGTTAAAGATCGTATTGTTGCTGGCATTAAACATGATAATACTGGTATGTATTTATATGAACTATCTCGTAACCCAGGTTCTCCTCCTGCCACTATGTCTAACACTGAGCAAAGGTTTACTTACCCAAATACATCTTTAACATTTAACTCTATATCAGAATTGCCTGGCTCTATTATTGTTGGCTACACACAAGGTATAGTATCTAAAGTACAGTCTTATACAATCAATGTGTCATCTCCATTAGCTGCTATTAATGATCCAACTATTATTGCAGAACTACCTAGAGGCGAAACATTAAATCAAATTCGTTTATATCTAAATGAGTTTGTTGTTCTTGCTACAACTAAAGGCGTTCGTGTAGGTGCAGTCGGTACAGACGGTACATCATTTGTATATGGACCACTTAATGTTGAAGGCAATGTCGGAGACATTGCATTTGATCAATCATATGTATACGCATGTAGAGATTATGCAATCTCTGGATCCACTGGTTTATGGAGAATTAATCTAGGGCAGGCTGTTGGTAATGGCTATGCCTATGCATCTGACTTGGTTATTGATAGTAGTACAGTAACTGGAGTTTCCTTTATTGGTTCAACAGGGCGTAAGTTTATTACTACATCTACTGGAATATGGCTGGAATCAGCCACAGTTAAAGCAACATCTGGTTATTTAAAATCTGGCTGGATTAGATGGGGTACTAGTGAAAAAAAACAACCAGTATCTTTATTAATTAACTCAGATCCAGATGGTTCTGGAACGCTTGGTTTTACAGTTGAAGATTCAGGTACTCAGTTATTAACTATTGGTTCTGTGCCTATTGAAGCAAGTACTGAAATTACTTTAGCTGGTTATGTTTCACCAGCAGATCATTTTGAAATTACATTTAACTTTACTAGAGATTCATCTGATACTACTAAGTCTCCTATACTTGAGGAGTGGCAGATACGTGCATTACCTGCACCACAAAGATCTAGAACATTAACTATTCCATTGCTATGCTATGAAGAGGAGCGTGACCCTAATGGCAATACAAGAATCTCAATACCATGGGAACGAATCTCATACCTTGAACGTATTGAACAGAATGGTGGAGCAGTACTCTACCAAGACTTTTCAAGTGGAGAAGAAAGAATCTGTGTTATCCGTGCTATTCAGTTTGAGCAAGCAGCACCTCCCACTTTTGCGAGCGGGTTCGGAGGAATAGTAACTCTTCAGTTGCAAACGATTGACACTGAACAAATTATTTCTTAATGGATACAAATAAATTATTAACACTTGTTGGACCAGATGAAAGAAGTGAGCTAGTTACGAAGGTTCGTATAGCTCTTAATGTTGCTGGCGATGATGTGCTTGATGCTCCCCTACAGGAAATGTTAAAAGGGTTGCAGCGTCGCCTTGACATCCCAGCAGTCGGGTGCATCAATATAGCCACGCTGGATGCGCTC